GACGACATGGGCGGCGACCCAACTGACGACATGATGGCTGACCTAGGCATGGACGACGAAGGTGAAGAAGGCGACGAAGACGAAGGTGAAGAAGGCGATGTTGAAGATCGTGTAGAAGACCTAGAAGATGCGCTAGACGACCTAAAAGCTGAATTTGAAAAAATGATGGCTGGCGACGACGAAGGCGACGACATGGATGACATGGGCGACGACGAAGGCGAAGAAGAGCCAGAAGAAGAAGCGTTTACATATGAATCAGCAGACGAAGAAGTTGAAGAGTCAGATGAAGATCTTGATGAAGGCAAAATGAAAGATGCACTAATTGGTGATTCAGAAAAAATGTCAAAAGCAGAATTTGCTAAAAAACACGGCAAAGAAGCAGCTGACGAGCATTATGAATCAGCAAAAAGCGCAAGCGAACAAATGCGTGAGTATGTAGAAAAAGTATCAGCTACAATGGGCGACAATGGTGTAAACAATACATCAACAGTTGCAAAGCCAAACAACATGGGCGGCACAGCAGGTAACTTGAATCAGGCTGGCTCAGATGCTAGTTCAGAAACAGGCGCAGGCAAGAAAATTGCAGGCAGTGCTTTAAACGACCAAAACGCAAAAGACATTGGTACTGGTAACGTTAACGTTCCTGGTGGCAAGGCTGCAAAAGCAGGTAAAACTGTTCCTGCAGGGCACGGCGCAGAGAAAAAAGGCGCTGGCGAAACTGCTGACAAAGCCGCAGGTAGTACTTTAAACAAAGTATCATCTAGAGCAAAGTAAGCAAGGTTAAGGACTGATTGATGAAAAACCTACAAGAGCATTTGACATTCGACCAAGCTAATATAGTACTTGAGAATGCCAACGAAGGAAAAGACCTTTATTTAAAAGGTATTATGATCCAAGGTGGCGTTCGCAATGCTAATCAGCGAGTGTATCCTGTAAATGAAATAGGCAGGGCTGTCAAAACTCTCAATGATCAAATTACTGGAGGATACAGTGTCCTTGGAGAAGTTGATCATCCAGAAGGTCTTAACATTAACATTGACCGTGTAAGCCATATGATAACTGAATGTTGGATGGATGGTGATAACGGTTACGGAAAGATGAAGATTTTACCAACACCGATGGGAAACCTAGTTAAAACGATGCTTGAGGCAGGCGTTAAACTAGGTGTCTCGTCACGTGGTAGCGGTAATGTAGCAGATGACGGCAGTAATACCGTCTCTGACTTTGAAATAATCACTGTGGACGTTGTGGCTCAGCCTAGCGCCCCTGGTGCATACCCCACAGCAATTTATGAAAATTTAATGAATGCACGTGGAGGAATGAAGGCATGGGAACTAGCACAGGCAACAAAGCACGACACAAAGGCACAAAAGTATCTTAAGGAATCACTGATTAGCATAATCAGTAAACTCCAATGAAACAGGAGAAAGTAATGATAGATGCACTAAAAACTCTATTTGAAAACGATGTTGTTTCATCTGAGATTAGAGATCAAATTGAAGAAGCTTGGACGCAAAAGATTCAGGAAAACAAAATGCAGGCAACTGCTGAGTTACGTGAAGAATTTGCTTCAAAGTACGAGCACGATAAGTCAACTATGGTTGAAGCTATTGACTCGCTACTATCTGAGCGTCTTGCTGAAGAGATCGCAGAGTTTGCAGACGACCGCAAACAGCTTGCAGAAGCAAAAGCAAAATATGCTGTTGCAATGCGTGAAAATGCAGATCTACTGAAGGGTTTCGTTGCTGAGAATTTAGCAAGCGAAATTAAAGAACTAAGAGCAGACAAGAAAGCAATGGCTGAATCATATGCCAAGCTTGAAGAGTTTGTTGTTGAGTCTCTAGCAGGTGAAATCGCAGAATTCAATGAAGACAAGAAAGACTTAGCTGAAACAAAAGTACGTTTAGTACGTGAAGCTAAAACACACTTCGCTAAGGTTAAAGCTAACTTTATCGAAAGAAGTGCTACAGCAGTATCTGAAATGGTTGGTAAATCACTTAAAGGTGAAATTTCAGCACTTAAAGAAGATATTGATGCAGCACGAAGCAACGACTTTGGTCGTAAAATATTTGAAGCATTTGCAAACGAGTATACAACTTCGCACTTGAATGAAAATTCAGAAGTAAGTAAACTTATGGGCGTACTTGCAGCAAAAGACAAGCAACTAGCAGAAGCAAAAGCATTTGCTGGCAAAGCTAAAACACTTGCAGAATCAGCAAACAAAGAGAAATCACGCTTAGTTGAATCAGCAAAGAGAGAAAAGATTATGAACTCGCTAATTTCGCCACTAGGCAAAACACAGCGTGAGATTATGACAGACTTACTGGAATCAGTACAAACCGATAGACTTCAAAAGTCTTTTGACAAGTACTTACCATCGGTTATCGACGGAAATACTCCAGCCAAGCGCAAGGCACCACTTACAGAAGGCAAAGAAATTACAGGCAACCGTACGGAACAACCAAAAATGACAACTAAAGCAGACGAAACACATAACAATGTCTTAGACATTCGTCGTCTTGCTGGATTAAATTAAGGAGATAATGATGTCAGAACTACTAGAATCACGCTGGGTAGACACCAAAAATGCTCTTCTTGAAGGCCTGCAAGGCAACAAGAAGTCTGTTATGGCTGCTACACTAGAAAACACTCGCAAGTATTTGTCAGAGAGTGCAACTGCTGGCGCAACAAGTGCAGGTAACGTAGCAACACTTAACCGTGTTATCCTACCAGTTATCCGTCGTGTTATGCCAACTGTTATTGCTAACGAACTAGTCGGCGTTCAGCCAATGACTGGCCCAGTTGGCCAAATCCATACACTACGTGTACGTTACAGCGACACTGTTGCAGCTAACGGTGGCGTAAATGGAACAACAGCAGGTGAAGAAGCTCTAAGCCCATTCAAAATTGCTGAACAGTACTCAGGTGCAACCTCAGGCAAAGCAGATGCAACAGCAGCACTAGAAGGTGCAGCTGGACGTAAAATGTCAATCCAAATCTTGAAGCAGACAGTTGAAGCTAAGACACGTAAATTGTCAGCTCGCTGGACGTTTGAAGCCGCACAAGACGCACAGTCTATGCACGGTATTGATGTTGAAGCAGAAATCATGGCAGCTCTTGCACAAGAGATCACTGCTGAGATTGACCAAGAAGTAATTGGTTCACTTGTAACTTTGAGTGGCGCTGCTGCACAAACTTACAACCAAGGTACTGTAAGTGGTACTGCTACTTTCGTAGGTGATGAGCATGCTGCACTAGCAGTACAAATCAACCGCGTAAGTAACTTGATTGCACAGCGCACACGTCGTGGCGCAGGTAACTGGGCTGTTGTATCGCCATTCGCGTTAACAATCCTACAATCTGCAACTACTTCAGCGTTTGCACGTACAACTGAAGGCACTTTTGAAGCCCCAACTAACACTAAGATGGTTGGTACTTTGAACAATGCTATGAAAGTATATGTTAACACATATGCAGCTGACAACGCACCAGTGCTAATCGGCTACAAAGGTTCAAGCGAATCAGATGCAGCGGCATTCTATTGCCCATACATCCCGCTAATGAGCTCAGGCGTTGTACTTGATCCAGGTACGTTCGAACCAACAGTATCATTCATGACACGTTATGGATATGTTGAGTTGAACAACACTGCGTCATCGCTTGGTAACGCAGCTGATTACTTAGGTAATGTTGCTATTACTGATACTTCAGTAAGCTTTAGCTAAGTTTTACTAACACAGTAAAATAAAAAGGGCTCCTTAGGGGGCCCTTTTTTATGACTAAATATTCTTACGAAAGGGCAAACTATGAAATATATATTAGGGGCGATAGTATTGATGTTAGCAACAGCGTGTACGTCACCTGGACACACTATAGAAAATGTAAAAGTGCCTAGAAAAATTATTAATCTAGGTCCAATCAATCCTGTTTATCTAGCAGTACAATACAACGGAATGCATGAGCGCACAGATAGAGCAGAACTTAAAGAACTGTTAGATGTAGACCCTGTGCGTACAGAATGGTGTGCTGCCTTTGTTAATGCAGTACTTGAAGAAAGTAAAATAGTTAGTAATAATGATCACAAGTATCCGCTTACAGCAAGAGCGTTCTTAGACTGGGGTAGCAAGATTGCTAAAAAAGACATCCGGCCAGGTGATGTCGTTGTGTTTCCAAGAGGCAATCAAGGATGGCAAGGACACGTAGGATTTTATCTACGTACTATAGAAGTTAACGGGACAGAGTATTATTATATTCTCGGCGGCAATCAAAGCAATAAAGTATCAATTGAATTGTTTCGTGCGAATAAATCACTAGGCATACGCCGCAACTTAAACTAATTGATAAATACTAATGTCATTAATCGTGCCGCATAAGCGGACTTATGCAGAAATGACCCACTGCGTAAACCTAGAACGTTTTATAGGAGAAAACAAATGGGAAGACCAATTAACAAAAGATATTTCGGAGAGCCTACAGCAGGTGGCAACGAAATCAAAGTACGTTTTCGTGCTACAGGACAATCAGAAGCAAACGGCTGGATCGTTAAGCAATTAGGATCTAAAAAGTTCCGTTGCACAGACGGCACAAACACAGAAGATTGCACCCTAGCTGATAAAGCACAGGGTACATTAGCTGTGGCTGATATGACTATTACTGTAAAAGACGATGGCGGAACAGCTCGTCAAGTTACTAAAATTGCAGGACGTAAAGTAACACTTGACACAGGCACAAGTATTGCTTGGAACTTTAGTAATGCTACCGATGATGCAGCAGTTGAAATGGAAGAAGCTGGTACAGATGATTCATTCACTGGCGCAGACGATTTTGAAGCTGACTAAGATTAGATTAGGGGGATTAAATTCCCCCTACTTACTTTTAAGGAATAGTAAATGTCAAAGTATTTAAATGTACCAAATGGTAGCTATAAAATAACTGTTCAAACCGGCGGCGCAATCATTTTGGATACAGGTTTAGAAACTGGCACTGTTGAAATATCTGGCAACTTATTAGTTAGAGGTGAAACTACAACTATTAACACTGCACAATTAGATATTGAAGATAATATTATTACGCTAAATAGTGGCGAAACAGGTGCAGGCATTACTCTTAATGACGCAGGTTTCAAAATCGAGCGTGGAACATTGCCGGATACGTTTTTTAAATACGACGAAGATGTTGCAGGCTTTATAGCAATTGATAGTGCTAGTCAATTAATATCAATAGCAACAAATGAAATTGATTCAAGAAGTCAAAACTTAACCCTAAACGCAGGATCCAGCACAATTAACGTATCCCCTACTGTAGACTACGAGAAAAAAGTATTTACATATGATGGATTTGGTGAACTAACTGGATATAACGCTGCAAAAGCAGATGTAATACCAAACACACAAGCTATTGTTGATTACGTTGCATTTAACTTTGCAAACGTGTTTCTACGTCAAATTGGCGATGGTGTATTAAGTGTTAGTAGTATTACAATCGACGACGAAGAAAACACCGGTGTTGATAGTGTAATTAAATTTGCAATTGACGGTAATACTGTTTCACAACTTTATGCAGATCGATGGGAGTTTGATGAATTACGATTTACAGGTTCAACTATTGACACACTGTCGAGTAACGAAGATTTAGTTTTAAAATCTTCCGGAACAGGTAGTATTAGAATCGATGACACACTACACTTAAATCGTGTTCCTAGTGACGACGATCCAATTTTAACACCTCTTGCCCCGATAGACGGAACAAAAATTTATGTAGCTGATCAATATACAGGTAAATCAGGAATTTACTTTGTTAATGACCAAGGCAATAGAGACGAATTAGTAAGTAAAAACAGAGCACTCCTTTTTGGAATGTTATTTTAAGGAATAAAAATGGCAATAGTAAATCAACAATTAACGATCACACAGTTAGATATGATAACTGTTCCAGCAAGCAAATCATATGCAATTACAAATATTTTAGTTTGTAATAACGGAGTTGCAAGTGCATCTTTTGATATGCACCTAATTCCGCAAGGCACAAGTTTAAACAATCTAGTAACAAGAGTTATTAATAATTTAATACTACCTGCCGGGGAGACATTTACTTTCGATAGCGAAAAAATTGTACTAGACGTAGGAGACAAATTGTCATTTGTTGCAGAGCCAGACATCGGCACTAACTTAACAAATCTGGCAGCAACAGTGAGTTATTTGGAAGTATAACATGAGATTAATCAAGGCACAAACTACTAATTTAAGAGGAATTTACTCTAAAGGTGTAAAGTATGATATTGACGATCAAGTAATTGTCGACAGCACTCGTGCAATGAAAGTGCCCGTAGGAACCTTGGCGCAGCGTCCGGGCGAATTAGGTATTGGCACAAGTTCTGCTGCTGGACAAGTTAGATATAACTCTACAGATCAACAGTTAGAAGCTTATCAAAACGGTGCTTGGAGAGAAGTGCGCTTTAAGGAACCAAATCAAGATCCAGGTATTGTTTGGCAGAATCTAGGTGTAGGAAATATAGCAGCTGACGAAACAGTATTTGGAGAATTACAAAGTAATGATGCAGATTTTCCAGTACCAGCAAGTGCTAATAATATTATAGTAATGGTTGAGAATGTAGTGCAAATACCTACTACTAACTATACTATACATCAAACTGCTGAAATTACCAGCGGCGGCGCAGAAGAAGGACCTAATGCTCCTTATACTGCAACAGGGTCTGGCTGGTGGATTAAATTTACAAGTCCTGTTCCGACAGGCAAGCCAGTTACTGTAATTCATAACCTAGACAAATAAATACATTGTCAAAGGAGAAGTAGGGCATGGCAGAACCACAAAATGGTCGCATAGGCGGCGGCGTATTAAAAGATAATTTGTTACGCCAAGGTGTCGACTTAGCTTTCGATACAACTCTTTTATACTTAAAAGTAAACGGCGAAGTCCAAGGTAATGTCGGAGCTCCAGAGTACGACGACGGCGATCCTAATTTTGGTCTTGGATTAGGAAACAGGGGCTCGATAGCACAAGGCATTGGTATTAATACAAATGCACCAACGCATGAACTAACAGTTCCAAATCCAATAAGAACTGCACACTTACGTGTAACAAATAACGCTGATATCACCGGCAGCGGCGATTTTCAAATTAATGCTAGCAGTATTACGCATTTTGGCGGCGGCGACATAAATTTAGTTGCAGCTAATAATATTTTTGCTACTGCTATTGCAACAGACGATTTAAAAATAGATTTTAATACAATTAGTACAACTACTCCAAATACTAATATTGAATTACGTCCTAATGGCAACGGTACAGTTAATATTCAGAGCAATTGGAATATTACAGGCAGTTTACACTCAACTGGAAACATAACATTTGGCGGCAATCTTACACTCGGTAACGATGACCAAGATAATGTAAGTTTTGCTGCTGATGTTGCCAGTGATATTGTTCCAGACCAAACTAACACAAGTGATTTAGGTTCAGTGTCTAAACAATGGTTGGGAATTTATAGTAATTTACTTAACGGCGAAGCTGTTAATATTGATGAACTTGTTGTCGGCGGCGCTGGCTCGAGTCTAGCACGTAGACAAGGTAATACATTTTATGTTAGTACACTAGGCAGCGATACTAATGTAGGAGATCATCAACACGGTGCATTTCGCACACTGAAACATGCACTTGCACAAAATGATGGAAGTTCATCAGGTCCGACCGTTATTCATATATTTCCTGGAGAGTACGAAGAAGATTTTCCACTAACTGTTCCTTCACATGTGAACATTAAAGGCGAAGATATAAGAAATACAATTATTAAACCAACAGTTGCTACGCAAAGTAATAATGCATTTTTATTAGAAGATGACGTAATTATTGAAGATCTTACTATTAAAGATTTCTTTAGTCCAGGACATGCATTTAGTTTTACGGCTGGCGGCTTAGTAAACACACGTTCGCCATATATTAGAAACGTAACAGTTATTACAAAAGGTAGTGTAACTAGTGCAAGCGACCCAAGAGGATTTAATCAAGGCGATGCAGGCAAAGGTGCGCTAATTGATGGAGCAGTATTAGATAGTACAAGTTTAGAAGCCAGTATGTTATTTCACAGTGTGACATTCATTACACCTGGCGTTGATTGTATTACAATGACAAATGGTGTAAGAGTAGAATGGCTTAACAGTTTTACATACTTTGCTAATAGAGGACTGTATGCTACACAAGGCGCCAGTGGTAAATTGATGCCTAATGCATCTATACGTTATGGCGCAGAAGTTAGAGCAATTGGATCGGCGTGTGTATATGGTAATTATGGTGCAGTTGCAGACGGCGCAAATACATTAATGTATCTAGTAGGACAGAACTTTGCTTACATCGGCACAGGCGGTGATGTAAGTAATGATAAAACGCTTACAGTTCAAAGTCAAGAAACAATTGAATTAAATTCTGGAAGTATTGTTTATACAAGCACTGACGCTACTGGAACATTTAGAGTCGGTGATAACTTTTATGTAGACTTTGAAACTGGAGAAACTAGTATAAATGCTGACACTATTGACTTCAGTGGCATCGGATCGATAACTGTAAATAATGGAGCTGGCTCAACTTATATTGACGGTAGTAGAGTTGATGCTAGTAATATAAGAATAACCGGTAATACTATTACTACTATTAATGGAGATTTAAATTTATCGCCTACTACAGAATTGTTTATTACTGATAATAATGCAGGATTAATTGTTAGTAGAGGTACTGATATTCAGCGCAATAACGAAGCAGCTGATATTAGATATAACACACAAACAGATTTATTTGAAGGATTTTCATCAGGTAATTTAAGTTTCGGCGGCATATACTCAAGTGATAGACAAGAAGGTATCGACGCACATGATACTAATAATACTATTATATTAACAGCAGCAGGAGTTCAAGTAGGTTCTATTGATAGTAACAGTACTAATTTACATGGCCTTTCGACTGGCGATGTATTATTTGACAATAATCTTGTAACAACAACACTAAGTAATTCAGACTTAGAACTTAGAAGAACAACTGCTGCAAACGTAGTTGATGTATTTGATTTTAATATAAAAGAAAATAACTTTTCTAATTCTAGTAATAATTTATTAACAATATCTTCTACTAACAGAGGATATGTAAAATTCAATAGTACTACGGGGTTGGTTATTCCTATTGGCCCTATTGCAGATAGAAATAGTTCTCCGGTATCAGGCGAAACTAGGTATAACACAGAAACTCCTGGGGGTGAATATTTAGAAACTTACAACGGAGAAACTGAATCTTGGCAGCGCAGTGCAGGCGAAGGTGAAGAAGTTACTGATGACGTCTTAAAAGAACTAGTTGATTTATATGTCCTTGTACTGGGATAATTTTCCAAAACGATAAATACTATTAATGCAATGCAGCGACCCTTGCTTGCAGGTTCATACTGTGGTTAACCAGCAAAGAGTCGAAAGACTGAGAATTTGGCTAGAGGGACAGGATCCCCGTTTAAGGAGAAGAGATGGCTATAGGTCGCATTAGTGGTCCGCTCTTAAAGGCAAACTTACTTCGCCAAGGAGTAAATCTAGCTTTTGAGAACGACTTACTATTTTTAGATGTTAATAATAACCGCATAGGCATTAATCTCGGATTAAACGGCGGCGATCCATCTAACCCTATATTACCCCAATACGACTTAGACGTTGGCGGCACTATTCAAACACAAAACTTAATATCTACAACCAGCGCACAGATTGCTAATGTAAATATTACTGGAAATACAATATCGACAATTTCTGACACACTAACATTAGGAACTAATGATAATGTTGTATATCAAAACAAACTGGTTATTGATAGTTTAGATTTAGAAAATAATGTTATTAGTTCAAACGAAACTAATGCAAACATTGAATTTGCTCCCAATGGTACTGGCACTGTAGAGATATTTGCAGATACAAATGTAACAGGAAATATTACTGCAACGGGAAATATTACTGCTGACGGTAATATTACTATTGGTGATGCAGACACTGACAACGTTACATTTAACGCAGAAATTAATTCAAACATCGTTCCAGACGCTACTAACACATATAACTTAGGTAGTCCTACAAAACAATGGGCTGACGTCAGAACACAAAACTTTTACGCCGGGACAGTTACTACAGCAGCAATTGTAGTTGACGGTGTAGACATTGCACTGCGTCAAGGAAATATATATTACGTTGCTGAAAACGGCAGCGACAGCTATTCGGGTGACCATCCTAATGATCCATACGGTTCATTAAAGTTTGCACTAACACAAGCAACTAGCGGTGATACAATTCACATTTATCCAGGAGTATACCAAGAGATATTCCCAATGACTGTTCCTGCAGGTGTAACTGTAAAAGGTCACACAATGCGTGGAGTTAACATTACTCCAACTGCCGGAACAAATAGTAATGATGCATTTTTAGTTAATGCAGGTGTAACAATTGAAGACTTGACTATTTCAGGATTCTACACAGGCTATGCATTTAAGTTTGCTCCTGGATTTGCAGTATCAGGAAATAACCGCTCGCCTTATATTAGAAACATAAGTGTCATTACTCAAGGAAGCGTTACAAGCGCCGCAGACCCAAGAGGCTTTGCGCAAGGTGATGCTGGTAAAGGAGCGTACATAGACGGGTCCGTAGCGGGCGCTACAAGCTTGGAAGCTAGTATGCTGTTCCATAGTGCCACATTTATTACACCCGGCGTAGACGCTATTACAATAACTAACGGCGCTAGAGTAGAATGGTTAAACAGCTTTACATACTTTGCTAATCGTGGTATTTACGGTGTAGATGGTGTCACAGGCTTACGAGGAAGCGGACAGACAGCAGTTAGAGTAGATGACTTAACAGGTACTATCGTAGATGGAAACACGTTTACAT